CCTGCACCTGCTGCAGCCCCTGCTGCACGACCTGCGTATGCACAGAAAGTATTTCCTATTCCATTGCTACATGGTGACCGAGCCATTGTACGTCAGAACTCTGTGACCAATGCCACTAAGCTGGTTGTCGAGAGTAGTGGTAAAGGCAAGACTCCTGAAGAACTTGCAGAGCAAATCATCAACGTAGCACGTATGTTTGAGGCATATAGCTGTGGTGACCTTGAAGCACTTGAAGCGGAGAAAATGAGTGAAGATGCGTCCTAAAATTGAATCTCTTGTAGATGACATTTACGAAGTAGTAAAGGGGGCGAAAGCCCCTGCTACTAGTAACAACAACGTGAATGTTAGCTACGACAAGTGGTTTACTCCACGAGACAAACAACGTGAGGAGAAGGTGCTCTACTTTAGTGAAGTAGGTGACCCATGCTTACGCCGTCAGTGGTTTAAATACAATCAACCCCAACAAGCAGAACAGTTGGATGGCAACACGTTGCTAAAGTTTTTCTATGGAGACATCTTAGAAGAACTGGTATTGCAGGTTGCTGAAGATGCTGGTCATGAAGTTACTAGTAAACAAGAAAAGGTTGTTTACGAAGCTGATGATGGTTGGATAGTACGAGGGCGCATTGACGCCATTATTGATGGAGTAGTTGTAGATGTTAAAAGTGTCACCAAGTATTCAGAAGAAAAATTTAAAAAGGGATTGGTTGAAGACCCGTTTGGCTACTACCAACAGTTGAACGGCTATGCATCTGCTCTTGCTAATGATTCTGCTGGCTTTGTTACTATTCAAAAAGAACTAGGTCATGTCGGGTACTACCCTATTGAAACTCATAGAGGATTGTTTAACACCCAAGTTAAGCATTCTATCGAGGGCGTGTCAGAGAAATCTTTTGAAACTCTCCCGGGCTTTGCCCCTATTCCGCAGTCTGCTACTAGTAGCAATACAAAGCTGTGTGCGTCTTGTAGCTATTGTTCGTACAAAAAACAATGCTTTCCAGAGATGCGTACTTTCTTGTATAGTAGTGGGCCTGTCCATCTTGTTGATGTTGTGGATACTCCACGTGTTCCAGAGGTAACCAATGAAAATACTAGTAATACCTGATTGTCAAGTTAAAGAGGGTGTTCCAACAGAGCACCTTACTTGGGCAGGAAAAGCTATGGTAGAATACAAACCAGATGTCATTGTGTGTCTGGGGGATTTTGCTGATATGCCTAGCCTGTCTAGCCACGACACACGAGGTAGCAAATACTTTGAGGGGTTGCGCTACAAAAAAGATGTAGAGGTCGCTAAGAGTGCTATGCAGGAGATGCTTAAGCCTCTGCGTGATTATCAGTCTAAGTCTAAGCGTAACAAAGAGAAAGCGTATAAGCCACGCATGGTGATGCTCATGGGCAACCACGAGAACCGCATCAATCGTGCTATTAATAACAACCCTATGCTTGAAGGAGTGATAAGCACAGATGACCTTTGTTATCAGGCTGATTGGGAGGTGTACGATTTCCTTCACCCCGTATTCATTAATGGTGTTGGCTTCAATCACTATTGGCCTGTCGGAGCACTTGGTCGCCCTGCTTCCTCCCCTAATGCTATTATTAGTAAGCTACATATGTCTTGTATTGCAGGGCATCAACAGGGGAAATCAGTGGCCTATGGTAAGCGTGCGGACGGAACTGCTATATGCTCTATTATTGCCGGTAGTTATTATATGCACGATGAAAGCTACATGGATAAGCTCAGTAATCGCCATTGGCGTGGGCTATTGATGCTGCATGAAGTACATGATGGAGCGTTTGACGAGATGTTTCTTAGTCTAGACTATTTATGGAGAAAGTATGGATGAAGTACCACGACAAACTACTACGAGTAACTGCTATCATAGAGGAGAACTACGATGACCCGGCTGAACTTATAACACTACTTGGATTATCTGTGGAGGACATTATGAAACTACTACCTGATGTCTTGGTTGCAAACTACAACAAGTTTATGGTGGATTATGACGACATTGAGGAAGACCCATCTGAAGAAGACGAAGAAGACGACGGAGTTGGAGAAGGTTGGGAAGAAGAGGAAGAAGACAGTTATTAATAACGCATTTGAAGATGAATCATTTTTGGAGGTAAGAGAATATGTTTATGGAGAACTTCTTGAAGACTACGAACACGATGATAGAGCGAACGCTAGCCCTGTACGACTTCAACAAAACTGAAGAACTGATGAGCCAGCTAGGATGGAAATGGGCTACTGGTGTAGATACTATGGGTGATGGTATTCCTACGCAACATGCCATGTGGCGGATGGCACGAAACTTGCTTATAGAAGCTTATAATCGAGAAACTACACTTTCATCAGGTGGCTTTGAAGCTCGTTACGAGAATGGAGAGTTGTCTCTACGTTTCGTTCCTATAGAAAGCTACACGGATAGTATGGATTTGGATGAGGGTGAAACAGAAGATGACGAAGTGGAAGTGAGTGGTGTTCCGTATAAGGTTCCGAAGTCATCTGTCAAAGCACGTAAAAAGAAATAGTCATGTGGGTGACTGAAGAGGTGGCAGCATGAACGAACGTATTGAAGAATACTTAGAAGAGCACCTTTGCCTCTATTACATTGGTGAATATGGTTATGAAGTAAAAGACCCACATTACTTTATTTACCAAGAAGATGTTGAAGGGCTAATTGAGTTGGTTGTTCGGGAGTGTGCTGACATTGCCTACGAGGTGGGGCTACATCGCCAAACCAAACATGAAATCCTGAGGCGTTTTGGATTGGAAGTGTCTGATGGCTAGTTGGTTAATTGTAACAATTGGATTTGTCTACTTACTAGTAGCGTTTGACTTGTTTGTCAAAGGGCAGGTGGGGCTTGCCATTGCTTTCTTGGGTTATGCGTTAGGTAATGTAGGTTTGTATATGGAGGCTGCGTGAGTAAAGTAAAACTGGTGTGGGCAACACCTGATGGAGAACGTTTGATAGCACATATGGCTAGGGTATCTAATCCTACCAATCAGGGGCTTGACAAACCTTATGAAAAGCTGGTACAATATCTCATCAAACACAACCACTGGTCGCCGTTTGAGATGGTTAATGTATGTATGGAAATCGAAACGACACGTGACATAGCACGACAAATGCTACGCCATAGGTCATTTAGTTTTCAGGAGTTTAGTCAGCGTTATGCTGTAGCCGATGGCTATGAGTATAGTGAAGCACGTTGGCAAGACCATGAAAACAGACAGAATAGCATTCCCATACAAGACAAGAATCATCAGGAATGGTGGCGTATGATGCAGGAACGCATCATTAAAGAATGTAGGCTGGTGTACGGAAGAGCGATTGAGCATGGCATTGCAAAAGAGGTGGCACGGAAATTGCTACCTGAAGGATTGATTACTAGTAAGATGTACATGAATGGTACGTTGCGTAGCTGGATACACTATATTCAAATACGTACAGATGAGGCAACACAGAAGGAACACAGGGATGTGGCACTGCAAGCCAAGGAGATTATTAGTAATGAGTTTCCTTTGATTAAGGAGTATTTGTGATAAGCGAGACAGATGTAAAAGATTGGGATATTTTGCCTCTAACCCCTTTACACGAGTTAGAAAGTGGCTCTTTTTTAAAGACTCAAAATGAAGAGCTATTTCAGTTTGTGCGCGTTGAAGGCGCATATGCTTTGTGTAAAGACCAGTTTGGTGTGAGTACTCACATTGGGGCAATGGCTAAAGTATACCCGTTGGTTAGTAAATGAGAAATGGCGGTGAGTGGACAGAGGCAAGGTGGCGCTCTTTTATAACAAGTGCTTTGCGCTCTGCTACTCGCCGTTATCCTCCTAAGAATAAAACATTAAAAGCTGCGTTTGTTAAAAGACAAATAAGCAAAAAATCAGGTCGGTTAGCAATGCACTATCGTTGTGCAATGTGTAAGAAACTGTATACGTCTACTGATATTCAGGTAGACCATGTACTCCCTGTTGTAGACCCGCAACAGGGTTTTGTTTCTTGGGATGTGTATATTAATCGTATGTTTTGTGAGCAGGAGAATTTTCAGGTACTATGCAAGCCTTGTCATTTAAAGAAAACCAAGAAGGAAAGAGAATGCACCAAGAAGTCAACGAAGAAGAAGCGTGGCTTATCCACGCCGTCAAAACGTTCGACGAAATCGTAACGTCAGCTAAATATGGCCCTTTGTTTTTTCAGTATCTATCTGAAGACGCAAAGATAGTGTTAATGAATATGGCTTTCCTAGAGAGAGCAGGATATAAGGGGAAATTATGCGACTTGCGTTTGGTATGAGATTGATGGCAGGATTTGCCTTTGGATTTGAAGTAAGCCCCTTGGATGGCGTATACCTACAACTATACATCGGCATCCTTGAGCTTACTTTCTTTGACCCTGAATTAGTGGAGGATTAATGGACAACTATCAAACATTTATTGCTAAGAGTCGGTATTGCCGATTCATTGATACTAGTAACAGACGAGAGCATTGGGACGAAACTGTAGACCGCTACATGTCTTACATGGCAAAGCATCTTGACGACAAGCATGGCTATGAGATTCCTAAAGACTTGTACAAAGAACTGCGTGATGCTATCTACAACCTAGATGTTATGCCTTCTATGCGTGCTATGATGACCGCTGGAGAGGCTCTAGAGCGTGATAACGTGGCTGGCTACAACTGTAGCTACCTACCTATTGACGATGTTAAATCCTTTGACGAAGCCATGTACATCCTTCTGTGTGGCACTGGCGTAGGATTTAGTGTTGAGAGCAAGTATGTCAACAAACTACCTGAAGTACCTGAACTGTTTAAGAGTGATACTACCATTGTAGTGTCAGATAGTAAAGCAGGTTGGGCTAAAGCATTGCGTCAACTTATTGCATTGCTGTACTCAGGTGAGATTCCTAAGTGGGATGTATCTAAAGTACGCCCTGCAGGTGCACGGCTAAAAGTATTTGGTGGCAGAGCCTCTGGCCCTGACCCATTGGTCGCGTTGTTTAACTTTGTTATCAACGTGTTTACTAAAGCACAAGGTCGAAAGCTTACTAGTATCGAATGCCACGATATTATGTGCAAGATTGGTGAGGTGGTAGTGGTTGGCGGTGTACGCCGTAGTGCTATGATTAGCTTGTCTGACCTAACTGATGATAGGATGCGACATGCAAAAGCTGGAAGTTGGTGGGAACGAGAAGGGCAACGTGCCTTGGCAAATAATAGTGCAAGCTATAACGAACGCCCCACAGTGGGGGAATTTATGTCTGAATGGCTGGCACTGTACCAAAGCTTTAGTGGAGAACGTGGAATCTTTTCACGACAAGCTGCTAAGACTACAGTTGCAAAAAATGGACGACGAGACTCAAGTTATGAATTTGGAACTAATCCTTGTTCTGAAATCATTCTCCGCCCATACCAATTCTGTAACCTAACAGAAGTAGTTGCACGAGCAGACGACACCGAGGCTACCCTAGCTAAAAAAGTACGTCTAGCAGCCATTCTAGGCACTATACAAGCGACTTTAACGTCGTTCCCCTACTTGCGAAAGGTATGGCAGAAAAATACCGAGGAAGAGCGTTTATTGGGCGTCTCAATCACAGGTATCCTAGACTGCCCCATTATTAATAACGCTGATGATGAGGGTCTGTCATCAAGACTTGAGGCTCTCAAACAGGTAGCAATTGATGTTAACAAGGAGTTTGCAAATGCGTTCAATATTCCTCAATCGGCGGCAATTACGTGTGTCAAGCCTAGTGGGACGGTTAGTCAACTTGTTGATAGCGCCTCTGGCATACATGCTCGTCATAGCTCTTGGTATATTAGACGGGTGCGTAATGATATTAAAGACCCTATATCGGCGTTTTTGGTAGCACAAGGAGTACCTGCTGAACCTGATGTAATGAAGCCTAACGACACTATGGTGTTTAGCTTTCCTATGAAAGCACCTGAAGGCGCAATTACTAGGGATGAGCTAGATAGTTTCCAACATCTACGATTGTGGCTAGCATACCAGCGTCACTGGTGTGAACACAAACCATCTGTAACTGTGTACGTCAAAGAGCAGGATTGGCCAGCCGTTGGCGCATGGGTATGGGAGCACTTTGATGAAATTAGCGGAATTAGTTTCTTACCTTGGGATGGCGGAACCTACCGACAAGCACCCTACGAAGAAGTGGACGAGGCTACTTACAATGAGTTGCTATCTGCTATGCCTGATACTATCGACTGGAATGCTTTTATTGAGCATGAGGATAATGTAGAAGGCGCACAACAACTCGCTTGTGTTGCTGGTGTCTGCGAAATCTGATTCAGAGCTTATTGAAAGGGTTATAGCGGGGGATGAGAAGGCTTGTTCCCTGCTATATAAAAAATATCACATACGTTTAAAAGCGTATGTAAGGGGATTACTGCATGATACATCTTACGTTGAAGACGTTGTACAAGAAACATTTGGTCAAGTGTTTAGGTATTTGGCATCATTCAGGCGAGATAGCACACTGTTCACATGGATGTGCACCATTGCAAAAAACATTGTGTTCCGTATGAAACAGCCTGTGAACATTATTAGTAACGAAAGTTATGACATGGAAACACCTGAGACTACCATCTCAAATCTAGATGTTTTAGAGAAATGGCTAAATGAAATGAGCGAGACACAGCGTATGGTAGTAAGTTTGCATTACATGCAGGGGTTGACAGCTAAGGAAATAACCAGTATAATACCGATGAAGCGCAGGGCAGTTAGCACGATGTTGTGGAGAGCAAAGCAGAAACTGAAAGGAATGATGTATGACGAATGAAGAAAGCTATCGCATGATGATGGCATTGCGCCAGCATTTAGTGCTTCAGGTTATTCA